CGCGCCTCTTTAGCTGCATCGATAGCCTTTTGTTTTTGTTCCTCATCGAGCTTTATTAATTCAGTCGATTTGAGTTGGTAATCTTTTAATATTTTTTTACTCGCATCAATAACCGCCTTTTCGCGTTCAATCTCGAGTTGTGTAGTATTTCGCCCCGCCGCCTTTTCAACTTCGATGCGTCTATTGTAACCGTCTACGATTGCTTTTGTCGCATCGTTTTGTTTTTTAGCCCCCTTTTCAAATGCAGCCCCAGCGCGTTCGGCATCGTCCGAAGCGCCTACCCATTCTTTAATAGTATCGACTACATCGCCTATCGCATTGCTTACGGTCTTAAAGCCCGGTATCGAATTTTCGAGCGCGGCTTTTACCTTATCGAAGTTTTCAATTAAAGCAACTAAACCTAACACCAACAAACCGACACCCGTAGCCGCTAACGCTATTCTAAACGCTTTTAACGCGCCCGTAGACGTTCCGACTACCGTTGTATAGATTGCTTGCTTTGCGGTTAATATAGCCGTCTTAATTGCGCTTTCCTCAAGTAGCAAGTTTGCGATTTGCTGAACGCCGTTAGCGACCGCGATAGCGCCCTGTACTTTTAGAATCGCCTTTTGTAAATCTTCGCTTTCAGAACCGAACAAAGCCGCCGCACCTTGCGCTACTTCGAACCCCGCTGCTAAACCTTGCGTAGCTTGTACCGCTGCATCGAACTTAAACGTATCGCTTGCAAGTATCTTTACTCGTGCGCGAGTGTCGCCTATTTGGTCTTCGAGTTTAGAAGCTGCAATTAACAACTGGTTAAATTCTTTTGTATTATCCTTGCCTTGCTGTTCAAGTAAAGTTAATTCAGTCTTTAATCCTTTTAGCTGACCCGTTAACGATTTGCCGCTTTTGGTTAAGCGTTCGAGGGCAGTTGTATTACCTTCGATTGCTTTCTTTACTTCGCCCCCACTAAACGCAGCGGCGGCGCTTTTGGCAGCGTCTTTATATTCAGTAGCAATCTTATCAGAAGCCTTTTGAGCCGACTTAACAGCCTCGTTATTTACTTCGTTAATCTTGTTAACAGTAGCTTCGAGGTCGCCCGCGTCGGCTTTATACTTTATGAGAACTTCAGCCATTTTGGTGTTGCTTATAGAACACCCCAAATTTAATTAAAAAAACGTCAATATCGGATTGCATCAATTCTTTAAACTCAAGAACGTTACCGCCCGCGATGTGCATCACTTGCTCCCTGAATCTTTCTTGCGCTTGCTTTGCCCGTCGTCCCGGTGAGAACTCAACGCCGCTAACGTTTCGTGTAGCTTTTGGAGCTGTACCCGATTGTACTCCCATAATGTCGTTAATTCGTCGGGCGACATACGTAGTAAGGGTTTCAGCGGCTCGATATCCAAACCTGTAAAAAAATCGTGCGACCCCTCCTCTGCCATCGCCTCAAATACTTTTAATTTCGCTTGGTGTACGTCGGGGTTTATTATCGCGGGGTTTTCGTCCGAACGTACTACCCACGTCGCCGCAATGTTTAACAATAGGTCGCGATGTATTACCGTGTTTTGCCTTTCGCGTATTACGTGAATGTAGGTAGCAACTAAAGCCGCGTTGCGTGGGTTCGTTAGTCCAGCCCCTAAAGCCTTTTCCATTTCGGTTAGTATCGCTTCCATCTCAGAACCCGAAAGCCCGCTACTTAAACGCTCGAGTAAACCCATGCTCATAGCAAAGCGTTCGAGCGGTAATGCGGTTTCCTTCGGAAATCGGTAATAGGTATACCCGTCCTTAGTGAATAGTTGTACTAAGTTGTACTTCGGTAGTTCGGCGTTTTGTTTATTGCGCGAAAAAATTAATCGCAGTCGCCCGCCTAATTTGCTGAATGATGTGGTCAATGTCATTGTTTACTTTTATGATGCTACCGCTACGTAGCTGAATTATACAATCGTCGTTTTCACCGCTGAACACGTGGCTTATATCGTTTACGTTAACGAGTATTTCAACTAACCCAATTTCGCGCTCACTTAATTCGCGTAGGGTTTCATCCTCGGTGTCGAGCGATTCGGTCAGGAACGCTTTGCAGAGGATGAACCCAGTCATATCTAACTCCAATAGTCGTGCGGACATTCAGCATCTTTAACCCGCGTCTTTGCGGGTAGGAAACAGCCGCACGCCATACAAACGTTAACAGCCTTGTTACGATGCTGGCATAGGTTACAAATAGGCGTTCGGGTTTCGCTTAGTTCGTTTGCCTCTTTATTGGAAGTTATCCAAAACCACCAACCGCGAAAAATAGATTTTAACCTCCGCATATAATACACTCCATTAAGTTAATTACTTCGGGTTCTTCGCTTATTACATCGATGTTCGCCACGCTAAAGCTAATACAATCATATTCGACCTCGCAAATGGTAAACGTATTACAGCCCGCAAGTTTAATCGTGTAGCCTTGCCCGTTATCTATCTTCGCGCCCGTAATGGTTAACAGCCCGTCAATATCCGATTCGGCGTTAAATACTTGTACTTTATGTGTGGCGTTATGCGTTAGCGTTATCGTGTAATCCGTTTCGGGTTCGACGTAACCGAAAGCTATACCGCCGTTGCAATAGGCTACCTGAATGCCTGAATCGAAACAAGGTGTACAAACGCTCATAGGTATCGTTTTAAAATTGCGTTTACAAAGTAACGAAAACAATCCAAATAATCGGCGCGCTCGGTTAGGTTTTTACGGTTGCTCTTTATTATCTGCCCTTCGGCATTGCATTGTACTTGCTTCGCATCGAATACAAAGCCTTTACATTTCTTTGAGTTTACCTTTATATCGAGTTTCTTTAATGCCGTGTTGCAATCGATACGGCTGTTAACGTGGCGCGGGTTGGCTGGTATTATTATTTGATTGTCGGCTAACTTGAGGCGGCGTTTAATCTGAATGTATGCGCTCGAGTTATCGCGTTCCTGAATCGTACCGCCCTTACCCATAGCGTCGCCCGTTATCCTAATTAAACCCGTTGGTATGTTTAAAGCGTCGACCGCATCGCAGAACGCATCTATCGAACCGCGCTCTATCTTTATTTCGTCCACTACACGCGCCGCGCTGCCAACGTTTTGAATTACTAAAGCGCAAAGCGGGTTAATATTGAAATCGACGCTTATAAAGGTCGGTAGGTGTGGGTTATGGTTAGCACTATCATCGATGTGCTTTTCGTCATCCCATGCGTATAAGAAAGGATTTGAAACGTCATCGAGTACGTCCCAATCGCCCTCAACAAAACGAGCGTATTGTATAGGCGGTAATTCCTTTAACGCCTCAAGATATTCGGGCGCGATGTGTGGGTTATCTGTTATGCGGCTGGGTATATACGCCCACCGTTCGGGTAAGGTGTTTTCGCGGTAACGGTTGTATATAATCGACTTAACCCAGTTTTGAGCAGGGTTGCACGTTGCGAGGCAAACGATAGGCGGCTTACCGTGTGCTTTGTTCCAACTTCCGATACGTTCCTGAACTTTGTAAAAGGTTACTTCCTGTAATTCGTTTACTTCGTCCAATCCCGCGCCGTTAATCTCTAAACCCCTAAAGCGGTTAAGGTCTTTGTCATCATCAAATGATTCAGCCATGAAGATTAACTCCGAACCGTTCGTAAACGTTATAACGTTCGTTTCCCTATTCCAGTTCTTAACGTAGTTACTTACGCCATCCATCATTATCGACGCAAAGCTCGGAAACGTGGTGCGCTTTAAGTCGGGTAGGCTTTTACGAATAACCGCCCACCTCGAACGCGGGTAAGTTAAACAAAGCGATGTTAGGGTTAATAATAGCCAGTATGTTTTACCGCCACGTATAGCGCCTCCGAAAACAATAACGCGTTTACTACCGTCTACGGCGTAATCGTACGCGGTCGTTTGTGTTTCGGTTAGCGTAAATTGCATTAATCGTTTTCGTCGTCGTTAAAGCCTTTAGTCGTTACGTAAATAGCAAATGCAAACCCTAATAGTATTGCTGCCATTAATAACGCTGCTCCCATTGTTTTAAGCATCTTTATCTTTTGTTTCGGTTCGCACAATAACGAGCGGCTCGGTTGTGGTGATGTTATTATCGATGCTTTGCTTCGGCTTACCGTATGCGCGGTCTAAAAGTAATTCGGCTGCGCGTACATCGCCCTTCGCCGCCTTTGCTCGTATCGATTTAAGTATTGCTTCGGCTGCGCTTATGCCGTCCTTTTCCTCGCCCAATACATCGGCAAGCAATACGTGAAGCTCGGGCAGCTTGCGCGGTCGCCCGTTCGGGTTTAGTGTTTCACCCTTCTTCATTTTCTTACCATCATGCGGAAACGCCATACGTCTGTAATTCGTCTGTTTTTGTATACGCTTGCCCGTTGCGCTTTATTTGTAGCGTTGGGTCAAGTTTCCGCATCCGGTCAACTATTACTTGGCAGTATTTCGGGTCGAGTTCCATTCCGTAGCATTTGCGTTTTAGTTGATGTGCTGCTACCATTGTTGAGCCGCTGCCCAAAAATAAATCAATAACTATCCCGTTAAGTTTTGAACTTATTTTAATTCTATTTGAAATTAACTGAATCGGTTTCATTGTTGGATGTAAATCCCCTACGCCATCTCTTCCCTCTAATTTTTTTGATATATAAAATTTACTATAAATATCCATTGGTTTTAAACTATTATTCCAAATTCGTCCCGCCCTTGAAAAATATAGTATATATTCTGTATCAGGTAAAAAAGTGCCGTTTGTAAATGGTGTTGGATTTGTTTTGCACCAAACTAAAATAGTAAATGAAAAATCTTTAAATATTTGAAAATAATCGGGTATTAAATCCTTTGACGTGCAAACATAAAATGCATTAACATCTAATCCTATTATATGTGAAATTGAATACGGGTTAAAATCTGTTAATTTTTCAATTCTTACCTCCATTCTTTTTGTGGAACTTTTTAAAAAAGATTCTCCACTATCCATTTGCATTTTATACGGCGGGTCGGTAAAAACCATATCTGCTTTCTCGCCATCCATCAACCTTGCCACAGCATCGCTATCGGTTGAATCCCCACAAAGCAAACGATGCTCACCAATCTCGAACAAATCACCCAGCACAATGTCGGTTTGTATTTCATCCGGCATTTCGTAATCGTCCTCAATGGCTTCGAGCGTTTTATCGGTTTCAAACTCGGGTATATCCAAGCCCCACTCTTCGAGCTGCTCCGTACCCCATTCGCTCGTTAATGCGCTCCAATCCCAATCGCCGCCGCTTACATTATCCTTAATTATAAACTCGCGCTGTTGTGCTTCGGTTAGTTCGCCTGCAACTATTATAGGCACTTGTTTAAGCCCAGCTTCGCGGCACGCTTTCAGGCGCATATTACCGCCTAAAACTACCATATCGTTATTCACTACGATAGGGCGTATGTTAAGCATTTCGGGAAATGCTTTAATCGAATTAACAAGCCGCTCGAATTTATCGTCGCGTATCGTTCGCGGGTTATTCGGGTTTTGCTTAACCTCCGATATTTTAACGGTCTTTACGTTCATACCTTTTCAGTTTGTGCGTTAGTGTTTTCGCGTATCTTATCGAGTTGCTCGGTATTGTTATCGTAGTGGCGTTCTATGCGTAGGCGCTTAACCGTTTGCCATTTATCACCTCCGTTCGTAAAATAAACACGTAAACGCGGTACGCCTAACTCCTTTGCTAATTCGTACACCTCAGCGCTAAAGCGTTCGTTTCGGGCGGTAATGATATAAACATCGTCGCCGCGACTTATTGCGCGTTTGGCTGCTTCAAAGCCCTTTGGCGTATCGAGTACGCCGTCAACGTCAAACGATACCCTCATTTTTTGTTACGTGCTTTGCGGTATTTTTCAGCCTCGGCGTATGCTATGGCTACGGCTTGCTCGTTCGAATACCCTTCCTCTACTAACTTGCGAATGTTCATTTGTATAATCTGCGGCGAATCGCCTTGAAATAGTGGCATAGTACAAATTTACAAATTATAAGTATCGATTCGTTTTTTTACCATTTCGATAAATCGTTCCATCATTGAAGCATAGAAGCCGTTAAAATCTTTATGCCCCTCGGGCGCGTGTTCGAATAGAACGTAAAGCGTTGCGCGTAGGCGCTGGCTCGGTGTTTTGCTGCCAAGTTCGGCGGCATCGAGTTTAAGGTTATTAAGTAGCTGTTCGTCGTTATAATTGAACTGTTCGCCCTTAAACGCCATAACACCTACGCCGCCCATCCATTGACTAAATAGGGCGCTCGTTTGTTCGGGCGTTAGTTCCTGCGTTCCGATTGTTACCTTAATCGTTTTATCGCGTCGCGTGGCTACCGATTCAATCGCGCATGGTATGGTTAAGAGTTTAGCATCCATACTCCGGCTCGCGCTTATTTGCTTTGTATTCAAGTTTTAGCGTTTCGAGGTAATCGCGTACCATTGCCGTAATTTTTTCGCGGCTTGTTTGCGGTACGCGAAAGCACAGAGTAGCGGTTGGTTCGCCATATTTTGGCAACCTACCAGCACCTTCGCGGCGACCGCCTCGATTATCTTTTGCCTTTGCTTCGGACTTCATGCCACAAATATAAGTATTATTTGATTACGTTTTGCAAATTTACGCCGTGTTTTTTAAGTAGCTTCAACCAATCTAAGCAACGGTTTAAATACATTCGGTAAGCTATCGAGGTGCGCGGGGCGTTCATTAATTGCGCTGCATAGCTGCGATGTGTTTTAAGCGTGTCGGTGTAATATACCGCGCCCTCTTTAAACTCGCTTTGCTCGGGTTCGTGGTTAATCATGTAATCGATTATGCGTTCTTCGGTAGTCATGTAATGCGAAAGTTTATAGCGGCTATAAGGTAGTTATAAGCCATTTTAACCGACATAGTACCAATGAGTAGGCAAAGGCAAAATTGATTTGTCTAATCCATTGTAGGTACATTCGCAATCTGAACCATCTTCCCAAACTAATGAGATATAAGCACCCATTTCAGGTTCACGTTCATCAAAAGAAAAACGGCTTATAACAGCAGTCTTACGCAATGGGGGGTTCTGTGCTTCGTTAGACAATTTTTCTGTATTCATAATTTTGTACTTTTAAGTTAGTGCAGTGGTTAAAAGCCCCACTGCGTAAGGCTTCAAAACGTTATGTGCCATTTTTAGGACGCTTCCTTATCGGCACTTTTGAAATCACCATCAGCATCGCAATGTGGTGGTGGATAACCATTTTTACGAATAGACCAATGTCGCCAAAATCTATTCCACATTAAGAAAATTAAATTTGCACCACCACTTAAAAGCAATGCACAACCGACAAAGTGCCAAAAACTTTGGAACATAAATTTTAGTAATTGTAACATACTTCTCGAATTAAAACGGCACATAACACTGCATTGGCAAAAAATGGGCAGACGAATGTTATTGAGCCTTTGTTTATTAATTTAACTTTTGTGCTATCATTGAGCGAAGTGCTATAAAGCCCCTTATTCGCCAATGCTTCAACGTTAGCTGCAATTCATCAAAATGGCTCTTTGTCAAATTCATCATTCGGCGCAATTGCGCTAATTACTTTCTCGGTTTCGGGCATCGGTAAAAACGAGCTGCCAATATTACCGCCCAAATCGCTAAACGCCGTTATCGTGTTGTTATGCTGAAAGCGTACCTCACCCGTCGCGCCTTGACGGTGCTTTTCGAATAAGTAAAAAACGTGCTTATCGGTTTGCTCGCCGTCGACCTCATCAATGCCGTAATACTTCGGGCGGTAAATAAATATAACCGTGTCGGCATCCTGTTCTATCGAGCCGCTTTCGCGTAGGTCGGATAGGATAGGGCGTTTATCGCTGCGCTGTTCTACTTGCCTACTTAACTGCGCAAGGGCTATAATTGGTATGTTTAGTTCCTTTTGCGCGGCTTTTAGGGTTCGGCTAATCTCTGCCACTTCCATTTCGCGGTTACCGCCTTTAAAGCCCTCTATGGTCATTAATTGCAAGTAGTCGATTATTGCCCACTTGCAACGCCCTTTACGCGCCTCGCGTCGCATTATGCGTATTGCCTCATGTACCCCGCATCGCGGCTTATCGTAGATTAAAATCGGTAGCTTTTCGATTTGCCCTATTGACTGCTCGAAGGTATGTAGCTCGGGTTGGTTTAGGTTTCCATCGCGAAGGCGTGCCGCGTTTACTTGCTCTTTACTATGCTGCAAAATTAGGCGCTGGCATAGTTGGCTGTTATTCATTTCGAGGTTAAAGTAAATACCCGGTTCGTTAAAATTGCAAGCGTGGTAAAGGGCTAAGGCTGTTTTACCCATCGAAGGGCGACCCGCTAAGATTATAAGCTCGGGATGAAAGCCGCCCGTAAAACGGTTAACGGATGTAATACCCGTACTTAATCCGCTCGTTTGCCCGTTTTGATACATCGCAGCGCGGCGGTAATATGCTTGCCGTTCTTCGTCTGCGAGTTGAATAGTTGTTATGATGTTATCAATAGGGCTACCGTCCTCGATTAACGAGTTGAGGCGCTTAACGATTTCGACGGCTGTATTAACGCCGCCCTTGTTGTTATTGATTCCTAACGTTTCCTCGGTTAATATCGTCGTTATTGAACGCTTAATGTGTTCGTCCTTTAGGATTGCGATGTACTGGTTAACGGGTTCTGTGTACGATAGGTCGTTACCCCACCCCGAAACGTTCGCAAGGTCGCGGGGTTCGATTGCTTTTGTGCTTAGTGCATAGCTGCCGAGTGTAACGAGCGTCGGTTGCTTGTTATCGGATTGTATCGATTTAATGATTTTAAAGCATTTTAAAGCGAGTTCGTCGTTAAAGTGATACTCAGATAGCTGCGGCACTATTTCACGTGCTGCATCGGGTTCATGCAGCATTATGAATATTAAAGCCTGTTCGATTTTTGGTAGGGGTTTCATTTTATCTAACGACTACCCGAAGGTCTTGTTTATAGTTATGAAATTCAATGTAGAAATTTTCGCTCTCAAATAATTTTTTAGCAAGCTCTAATTTCTCGGACGTGTTATCAATGTTTGCAAGAACTATTGAAAAGGCTTTTGATTCAAGCGCTGCAATGCTATGGATTGAAAAATATTTTTCTGTTTTCATGGTGTAAGTGTTTAAAGGTTGGGCGGTGGTTAGCCGCCCGGTTTGATTATTCAGTTATTTGGTCGTAAATAATATCAAATTCTGTTTCTGAAATTCTTGTTGCAAGAACATCCATAATTAAAG